TGCGCTCACTTGTCATCACACTTCTGGTCTCTTTAGCACTAGCCTTCCTTTCTCTCCAGAATGCTTCATGATATTGACAGTTTAATCTAAATGATTCTCTACCATTAGCATGGAAGATCATCTCACCATCTAGGTACAAAGGATTTCTTTTACAATGCGCGACAAGTCTAGACATTACTTCGTTACCAGTAATGTTATAATCCAGACCCTGACCTTGTTTCACCTTTATTGCGGTAGGAGTACCAGAGATATCATACAAATAACCAATAAATTGAGCGTTTTTATCACAACTTAAACGTGCGTCTGGATTAGCATGAACTATACGAAGAGCTTCTGTAGCCTTATCATATATGTCCCTCAAATGTGAGGTGTTTGTCTCATCGATTAGATGTTGTAACTTACGCTGTTGATACAGTGCATTGTAAGATAAGATTACATTACTCTCATAAGACAAGTGCTCATTACCATTATGATTAACACGAAGCTCCTTACACTCGTTTTGAATATTAGGAGCCACTCCGCTAATTAAATAATCAAATACAAAGATTTCATTTATATTATTACGAGCATCATCTGATATTGCAGGTTGATACTTCACATCTTTCAATGATGTATACAACCACGGCATTATCGAACTTGTGTATAGATGCTCTTGCCTCAATACACTGTATACTTCTTTTACTGTGTAAGTGTCGGAGAAGATCATTCGTTTGATGCGATAAGTTGTCCTAGATCATTATACAATGCATAAAACACATACATCTCTGGATTAGCAACAGCTGCTTGACTATCAGGGAAGTTGTCATCAAAGTAATCAAGGACACCCTGATCTAGTTTCTCAAGTTCTACAACCACATACTCTGAATCTTTCATGTCAGCAATAAGATCTGACTCTAGCATTTTTGAGTATCGAGCAATAGATGTATTGATAGCATCAACATTAGTGCTATTGTTCCATCCAGTGACTCTAATGAACGCCAATGGCACACCAGCTGTCATTGCATAGCGTCCAAGAATCTCTTGTAGATTGAAGATCTGATAGTTTTGGTTAATCATCGATAAACAGTTTCCAGGCGACAGTGACTCTTAATCCTTTGAAGTTTCTAGTACACGGTGCAGCACAGTGTGGTATTTTACCAGGAAACAATACTGCTTTGTTTGCTTTTGGGAATACACCATGGACTTCACCATCATTTATATAGAAATTAGTTGGACCACCTAGCATTGGATGCCATCTAGGGTTTACATATAACAATAGTGTTCTTCCGTTATCAGTCTGTGCATCAACATGAATTGATCCATCTTGACCGAAAGTATGCCCGTTAGCATACGTATGTTGTAGTTTGAATCGTGTATTTAGTTTCTTCTGTATCTTATTTAGAAGATGATCGTAGAAGAATGGATCTTCAGCAAAGTCTATCTTCCAGAATGGTGTGCAACTATGATACTCTGGATGCTCTTTACCTAATGAGGTGTGACCAAAAGACCATCGCGATCCGTGTCCTGTCTTATTCTGAATCTCTTCAAAATCTTCTTGATCGAAGAAATCAAAATATTGTACAACGTCATCAGTAGTATATGTCATGGTCTATCTACAAGTTCCCTAATCATGTTCATTCTTGCGGATTCAAGTTTCTCTAGTTGATCATGACTAATGTCATCAGCAACATTATTAATTGCAAGCTTAAGATCAATAATATTCTGTCTCATGGCAGATTCTTTAATGTAACTCTCTGCCCAACCAATAGACACCTTTCTATCACCACTAGTGACTTCATTCACTTTATGCCAAAGACCAGTATTATATAAAATAACTGATCCTTTTGGTGGTTTAAATGATGATTCAGTATTACCAACACGAATAACTAACTCTCCACCCTCATATTCATCAGGGTCATTGAGAAATACAGTGAAACTATAGTGTGGTGCAATACCAGAGATGGGAAATGCATCCAAATGCCAGTCATAAAATCCACCAGTTTCATACCAGACAAAGTATGGTTGTCCAGATCTCCTGATTAGGTAATCATGTAATGCTTTTTGTAGAGGAGTATACAAAGTTTGCATACATTTCTTGTAGTCTGGGTCATCATAATTAAGTGCAAGATTTTTCTTTACATTCTTTTTGGGATTACTATCACTCCCACAGTGAAATCTATGCTTTGTGTATACAGAAAGTAGATTGCCTGACTCTGCAGGAGTCAGAACATCATTCAGTAACCATATCATCTAAATCTTCCTCACTATAAAATGCCGAATAATCGATACCGTTTTCAACGAAGTCTTCGACTCGCATCAACTTCATCAAATCTTGTACTCCTTGTGCTACCGCTCTCTTGGCGTTAGTAGATCTATCTCTCCATTCAATGATAGTTGTTAATCTATCATTGACATAATCTTTAGATGCATCAACGTCTCTTTCCGTCCATAACCTCGCATCATCTATATCAAGATTATATTCAATTGCATTACCAGCAGGATCTACATTATCAGGATATGCAATTTTATAAATTGCTGGGTCAATAGGCCATTTAATACCTTTAATTGCCTTGAAGAGATCCAGAGGATCATCATACTTTTTAGTGAATGCATCCATGCTACGAAGTGCCTTTCTCCACTTCTTCCACATCTCTTTCTCACCTTCGTAAGAATCTTCGATGTCAGGTAGGACACGCCAGTCAGAACCTTTGAGCATTGCTGTTCTTTCAACTATCCTCTTATTCATAGTGGCATCATAAAACAATTGCTCTTCAGAAATTTTAGTAATCTTATCTCTGATCTGTCTTTCTCTCACAACATGAGAGGCAGCAGTAAGGTTTACTACTCTTTCACGCAACTCTGTAATTTGTTCTGTAGTAGCACCGTTGAAAATATATTGAATAGAGGTTGATTGATCAGTCGCAAAATCATATTTAAATTTTCTACGTTGAATAAGTGCAGTATTATCACTATAGAAAAGAACGTGCTCTAGCTCATCAACTGTGTCTGTATGAAACACATCACCGACAATCTCGTTCTTAAATCTCTCCATGATATCAGGAAGGATTTTAATTGGCTGACTGATTTTCTTACCATCAGGCAAGTTCAAAAGATGAGTAGAATCGATAATGAGATTGTTCAGTAAATCAATCTCCATTATCACCTTGTTAATATTATCTACTAATTCGATACTATCAGCCATGAGTTTTGATATACCAACCTGTTACTATATATTTATCCTTATCACCTAGAAGAAAACCCCCCCTATGTACATGTGTTAGACCAGCAGGGAAAATAACTACTGTACCAACTGTAGGTTTAATCCTACGTTTCTGATACATGAACTCGGTTTCACCACCTTCTTCAATATCATTTAGATATATCATCCATGTCAATTCACGAGATGCACATTCAACTGTACCATTTTCATAGTGCCATGAGTGATATCCTCCACCAGGAGGAGTTTTTTGCATCTTAATATCAGAAGAAAACATTCTAGTCTTCTTTAATGTAGAAAAGTGATTGCAATAGTGATTAGCACATGCTTTCAACATCTGGTTAACATTACTAGTGTATTTTGCTGATGCATAGTTTAGCATGAATGCTCTATCTTGTCTAGTATATGCAGACCCATACATTTCAGAACCTTCCATGATTTTAGTCTCTGAAACTGAACCTCCTAGATCTGTATCATCCTCTTCGTTTAGGGCACTAGCAAGATCTTCATTAAAGATCTTTTCGCCATATGTGATAATTTGTTGACAGAGAGGTGCTGGTACAAAGTTTTCCCATACACCAATAAAATCTGTAAAATCACTCTTGGTGATTTTTGGATTTTGCATTAATTCAATTGGGCGGTAAGAGGGGACTGATTGTGTCATAATTATGAAATAATATTAGAATGCTTTGATTATATATTTGACTTTGTGGAACTCCTGTACGATAGGAACCTGTATGTTGGGTTGCATCCTGACACTAGGAATTGGTTTCTTAATGTTTTGATTAAGGGTGAACGTACCAGTGTTCAATACATATCCAACTGGTGGTGTGTTGCCAACAAATTGATTATTGTCAAAGCTGACGTTAAGCGTACTACCAAAACCACCTAATCCTGTTTTGAAAAGACCAGGACCATTTTGGTTACCATAACTATAATCTAGCGTTGGATCTAAAACAGGAGATAATCCCATTAAGTGATTGTGTGAAGAAGTTGTAGTGTCACTATCTTCTAGAATTGCTGGTGGAGTATATGCCTCAATTCTAAATCTTGTTCCAGTAACATCAATAGCAGCAGAAACAGCAGTTGCACCAGGTCCAGTCTGTCCGTATACACCTTCTGGATATCTACGTAAATTCTCATGATTTTGTGCGGTTGCTACAACATCATCAGGGTTAAGACCGTTGTAAGGTGATGGCCAGAATACTTTCGCAGTTAGTGTCAAACTAGCTGTTCCTGGAGGATCTCCCTGTCCAAGAGGAGCGTCTCCAAATGTTCCTGCCCATTCAATAATACGGTCCTTGAAACTTCTACTTTCATTTGACTGAAGAATATCATCCCAAAGTTGATCGAAGTACAGAGCATTGCCACCTGGTTGAGTTTTTGATTTCAACTCTGACAGATATAGTGGATACCATACTTCAGGTAGCTCTCGATAAATTTCATCTTCAGCAATACCGCCACCTCCAATGAAGTTAATATATGGACCGTCACCAGTACCAGTTGATTTATTACCCTGTCCAAGACCACTATTAGCAAGAACTTGAGTGCTCCATGGAATCAATCCTGTACCACCAAATCCTTCAGCAGTAAACGCAGTAACAAATAGGTGACTATGTGTAGGAACATCAATGATTTTCTCCTGCAACTGTCCAATCTGTGCAGTTACTGTACCATTAACAGTAAACTCAACATCAGACTGAATTGGTGCATTGAATTGTGTCTTAACTGTACCAAAGTTAAAGAAATTACTCTCGGTGCCTTGATCAGAATTGATTACTGCTGTTTGTGTTGTTGTTAATACTTTAATAGCAGGAGAAAATACAACAGTGCCACCACCAGGTGCAGCATTGGCAAATCCAATGTCCATCAAATCTCCAGGCACATATCCAGTACCAGGATCTAGTATTGACACAATTGTAAATCTTGTATCTTCTGGATTGCCCGAACCATCCAAATCATTTGCTTCTGCTCTAACTCGCAATCGTAGTCCACTACCATTACCACCAAGAACTAGAATATCTTCCTCTACAGATTGACCGAATGCAGTCCAATAGTCAGGATTACTACCTTCACCTCTATTTACATATTGACCAACTGTTCTTTCAATATATTCAGCACCAACAGAAGGTTTATTCTGAAACAATGCGAATGTCTGAACCCTACCTTCAGCTTGTGAACCACCTTGCAGTATTTGCTCGTAAGGATTATCACCAGCAACATCTACCTTATCAACATACCACCATCCACCAACATTACCTGGCTCGTTGATGTTATTTGTTGGAAGGAAAGCAGACGATGCTCTATTACCATCAACAACACCAACTCCAGTAAGTTTCCTATTTCTATAGTCAGGAACTTTAAAGTGTGTAGCTGCAGCTCCAGTAGCATCAGCACCATTAATATCACATTCTCCATAATGAGTATTAATAACAGCAAACAAATCCAGGTATTCAGTTTTTGATAGTTGTCTACCATCACACTCAATGAAACCAGGATATCTAGAATCTAGATTACCATCTATTGTACCATAAGATCCGTTTGGTTGCTTAAGAACGGAAAGAACTGTACCAATAGCAAGACCATCATCTTTCGCATTTCGTAATTGAACATCACCATTAGTATCTTCATATGTGTAAGAGTTCTTCCTACTATACCATGTTCCTTTTAGTTCTGGTGCAGGTGGTGCTACTGCATATGTGCCTACACTCCAAGTAAATTGATTATTAGAACCAGTACCTACAGTAACACTAGTGCTTACAAGGTTAGCAAGACCACCAGAGGTTAGATACAATTGGAAGCTACTATTAGCAGGTGTAAATGTTCTTGGTCCTACAACTGGCGTATCAAAGTCAATGGAAATGAGTACACCATTTGTACCACTGATTGTAATATCTCTATTGATACCAGTGACAGCAACAATAGAACTAACAAATTGTCTATTAGGTGCCCTGTTAGTAAGACTATTTGGTGCTATGAAATCAGCGTCAGTATCAGGACCAGTGTTTGTAATAATAGACCATTCAGGAATCTGTAGTGTACCAACTTTAATTGTAGTGCCTACTGTACCACCAAATGTAGCACTGGATTTATTATAGATCTGAATTCTGTCACCATTACTCACATCTGTAGGGAAAATTCCAAGAGAACTTTCAGCACCATTATCATAGTAGATTTTAACTCTTGGTTCTGCACCATCTGTAGACACTAGTGTTACAGGTACAGTTACACCATTACCTAGTCCAACGATACCACTAGTTGGTTTTACATCAGATCCAATCAAAGTGTCCTCAAGTGCATCAAGTGCATCATTGAATACAAATGTTCCAGGTGTAGTAGATGGGAAACTACCAGTAGTAACACCCCATGCAGATCCAGTAATGCCATCACCAACACTCAAAAGATTTGTAGTGGTGGTAGTTGATGTTGCTGGTGTTCTTAATACTAACTGTATATACTCACCATTCTGAATGGTTGGACTGGTACTAGCATCAACAAATGTTGTATTGTCTAAAACATCATATCCTTCATCGTTTACAACGAAAGCATTGCTAGATGAGATACCAATTAGCGCACCATTATCAGTATTGACTACTGCCTGATCATTTAGACCAGTAACTCTTAAAATCTCACTATAAACATCTGTATCAACTGGAGCACCATCAATCTCATCAAAATCAGGGAATGGTTCTGGAATATTAGGTGGTTGTACTGCCGAGGTGATAGTCCATCTCTCGGTTCTAGCACCAATAGTTAAGTCAGCAACTCTTGTAAGACCACCAGTATCATTAGACTTTAGTCTTAACTGGAGTCTGTCACCATTTTGTACGAAGACATTACTGGATGGAATAACCCATGATCCAAAGTCTGCTTCACCCTGATGTACTAACTGAATACGAACAGCATAATCAGTAGTATTAGTTCCAATGTAAGATGATACTAGTGAAACACTTGCTGATGATCCAGGTGTCAATCCAGAAACTACAATAATATCTTCTTGTGCTCTAGTACCATCACCATAGACATACATGATGTCTGGTGTTACTTCATCTAGTGGTGTGAATGGAAATGGATCTGGTGCAAAATCTTCTGGGATCGTAGAGATGTACCAGATTGTTTGCTGATCACCAATCTGAACCGTTACGCTTTGAGTTGTGTCCCAAGCTGATGGCGCTTTAAACTTCAGGCGAATAGTTTGCCCTTCGCTTACATATACAGGTGTAGTTCCGAACGAAAAGGTCATTTACCGCAGGCGATGGTCACGATTTCTTTAGTATTTATCAGATCTCTCTGACTTCTATAAATGTACCACCATCAACTTCAACTTGAATGGGATAGTTTGATTTAATCTCTACAGGGAGGTCTACATCCTCAACAACAATTTGTTCACTAGTAACTATTGCATCTGGTGTGATAACTGGTTGCTCATCACGCAGCTTATCTTCTGATGATGGAATGTCAACAACATCTGGTCTTTGATCAATATTAATAGGAACTGTGACTACTTTGATAGATTGAAGTCCACCAGCTCCCTCACCATATAACTCATATCTGATAGAAGATGGTCCTCTATCATGATACACAACAGTATCTGTATATGTGCCACTAGCAACAAAACCTAAATCCACAACTCTATCAGTTTCACTTGAATCAAGATCATACTCTTTAATTCTCAATTCATATGTTGTAGTTGCTCTTACTTGTTCATGGGATAATATAATATCATCACCATAATTTACTGATAAAGGACCAGCAAGATCAACTTCGGGTGGTTGTATTACAGTGATAGTAATTTGTTGACTATCAGTTCCACCCAAACCAGATGCAGTTGCAGTATATGTAGTGGTGATTGTCGGGGAAATAATTTGATTACTTACTAAATTAGTTGATCCAATTCCAGGAGTGATAGTCATGGTGCTAGCATCTCCAGTAGTAGTCCATCTCAATCTAGTAGTTTCTCCAATAACAATTGTAGAATTGTCAAGCGTTAATGTTACTTGAGGAGGCTGATATACGTACACTACAGCAGAATTACTTCGAGTACCACCATATCCATATCCTACTAATGTATAAGTCGTCGTACTAGTAGGAGATACCGTCATACTACCAGATGTACCAACACCTCCAATGCCACTAATTGATCTGGAATAAGTATTTGATGTACTCCAATAAAGAGTTGCAGATCCTGGATTTATAAACGAAGTTGGACTAACAGATATGTTTACATACGGTGGATTAAAGTAACATGTACCATCATCTTGTTGTGCGCGTGGATTATAGTTTACTGCATTTGGATTAGTACATCCCCTGATTATTGGTGGCGGACAACTACCATTAGCCATGCCAGTATGCCTACCCCTTGACCGAACTTGATAATATTCACCACTGGATCTACCACCGTCTCTGACCATATTTCTGATACTACCATGTACCTGCCGTCCAGTACCATATACCCATGCACCTACGTATGCTTCTACACCACCCTGTTCTCCATATCTACCAAACAATGACATATATGCATATGTAATTTGATTGCGGTAGGTATCATTAAAATCACCACCACCACCAGGGAACCATATACTATAGTTGGTGACACATGATCCACCGTAATTATTCCAATGTCCGATTCGATATGGCATTACATTTCCTCCACTGGTAGATATATACCGCTGTTCTCAATTTCTACCTGAATAGGTTGACTTGCTTTAATTACTACTGGTATATCAATATCATCGATAAGGATTTGCTCACTAGTAACTTCAGCATCTGGGGAGATAACTGGGAGTTGATCACGTAGTTTATCTTCTGATGATGGAATGTCAATAGCATCAGGTGTCTGGTCAATGTTAATAGGCACAATAAGTTGATCGATAGCAGTTAAACCAGCCTGCCCAACTCCATACAAAATATATGTAATAGTACGTGGTCCTCTATCATGATATGTAACATAATGAGTATATGTACTATCCGCAGATTGTCCTGGTCCAAGATTAACAGGGCTTTCAGGTGGTGCTGTGATGTTATTATCCAGATCAGTTTCCATTATTTGCAACTCATAAGTTGTTATTGCTTTTGTCATCTCATGAGAAATAATTACATTATCACCATAATTTACTGATAGAGGACCATTAATCGCAACTTCTGGTGGATCAACTACAACAACTGTGACTGTTGCGCTACCAGTTCCACCAGGACCAGAAGCAGACAAAGTATATGTGGTGGTTACTGTTGGAGAAATAGTTTGGAGAGAACTTAAATTAGTAGAACCAACTCCATTATCAATAGTGACCGAATTTACACTACCAGATACATTCCAACGTAGTGTTGTAGATACACCACTAACAATCTCACTATCATCTGCAGTAAATTGTATATTAGGAGGTTGATAAACAGTGAGAGTCCTACTGACAGACGCATTTGTATATCCATAATAATTTCCAGTAAGTCTATATGATGTAGTAGAGGTAGGACTTATTGTTTGGCTTCCACTACCACTAACATTACCGAGACCAGTTATATTTTGAGAGGTAGAGTTAAATGCACTCCATGATATTGTGGCGCTTTGTCCTCGAATAATAGAACTAGGACTAATACTCAAACTTACACTTGGAGTAGGATATGTACACCCAGAATTAACATTAGCACTTGGATTGTAGTTAGTGGCATTTGGATCCGTACACCCGTATACAGTATAGTTACATCCTGTGCTGGGTTGATTTGCCCATCCGTTATAGTTAGTAGCATTGGGATCTTTACAACCATAGACACGAATAGGTGAATACCATGCAATACCCTCGTAAATATATCCACTAGGTGTGGGACCCGAAGCAGTTGAGTACATGTGGTCGCCAGTTGAAGGAGCGTAAAATCTATAAATTGGTTGGCGATATGGTCCATTCTGTCTAAATGCAACTCCAACCGCACCTTCTCTCACGTAAGCAGAACTAGGAACACCAGATCCAAACTTGAATAAGTGATCTACGAAGGAATCAGCATAAAATCTCCAAATATATCCTACTGATTGACCATTAATTCCAGTAGAACTCATAGCCATGAATAGGTGCCATACATTACTTTGTTTAAAGTTGTATGCGCCCAAAGATTCTCCACCAGGATTTGAGGTATAGAAAGAATCACCACCACGACCATTGTTGTAGGGATAGAAATACTGATCAAATCTATGTAAGTTTCCAGCTCTTCCTGCCATGTCTAGATCTCCCTAACATCCAGATATGTTCCACTATTTTCAATTTCAACCTGAATAGGAGAATCTGACTTGATTTCAACGGGCACATCAATATCATCAACAACAATTTGTTCACTAGTAACTTCGACGTTAGGTGTAATAACTGGAAGTTCATCACGTAGTTTATCTTCAGAACTAGGAATATCAATAGCATCTGGTGTTCTATCGATATTGATTGCTACATCGAAAAGTGCAATAGAATACAATCCAGCCTGTCCAATGACATATAACTGGAACAAAACAACATCTGGTCCAAAATCATCATAATCTGGTTGGAATGAAATACTTCCTTCACTAGAATCTCCTGCTGGCACAGTTGTATACAAGGTCCAATCTGGGTCTACATTACCTTGACTGACATATTTTCTCAATAGCTGTGGTGGTTCAGTAGCATTTGTTGTGCTATATGTCAGGAGTATATCATTACCATAATCAACAGATATTGGACCATTTAAAGAAGCTTCTGGAGGATATACAACATCGACAGTAATCTGATCTGTATCACTTCCACCAAGACCACTAGCAACTGCCGTATATGTTGTAGTTTGTGTAGGTTGGAGTGTTATACTTGAAACAAGATTAGTCGATCCAACTCCAGGATTGATATTAACAGTAGTAGCATCCCCAGTAGTTACCCACGATAACTGAACACTATCTCCAACTGTAATCTGGGGTTTATCTACTGATAATATAATTTCTGGTGGTATTTTGACATCAACAGGAATACTTTGCGCTACTGTTCCACCAGGTCCACTTGCAGTTAATGTATAAGTTGCATCTTGAGAGGGAGTAAATGTACCACTACCAGAAGTAGATGATGATCCAGGCGCTGGAGTAATATTTACACTCGAAACTTGACCAGTAACATTCCACTGCATCTGAAAAGAATTTCCAAGAATTAGTGTAGAAGGACTGATCGTAAATACACTAATCGTTGGTGGTGGATTTGTATATGATAGAACACCATATCCATTACCATTATTACCATATCCACTATTAGTAATCCAACCAATATCTCCATTATTATACCATCCAGAGTTGCCTCCAATACCAGCATATCCATTACTGGTTGTTGTGCCACCCCTGCTACCAGCACCGCCAGAAGTTGATCCACCGCCACCACCGCCACGGTGACCAGCAGGGGCAGTTCCACCTGTTCTCCAACTCGGAGAACCACTAGTACCTCCACCACCAATACCACGACCAGCAGAATAATATCCACCAACACCAGTATTGTTGTTCTGTTTACCAGCACCGCCACCACCACCGCACCATGCGATGTATCTTCCTAATCCACCATCATAAACACCAGAAGCTCCGCCTCCGCCACCACCAGAACGGTGACCCCCACCACCACCTGCTAATGGAGAACCACCACCAGATCCACCAGGATTAGCTGGTCCGTATCCTTTAGCACCTTGACTACCAAGATAGAAAGTTAAAGTATATGCATAAGATCTCTGTGCAATAGTAAAATTACCTGCCCTACCAAAACCACCACGCGAAAAATTCCATCCACCCGATGATTGAGATCCACCACCACTTGCTGCAGCCACTGTAAAGGTTACGTTAGTAGCATTTGCTGGGACCGTCCAAGAAACACTTCCAGGACTAAATTTACTAAAACTTACAGTCATAGCTCTCTTATGTTGTACCAGATATTAGAATTATCGATCTCAACCTGAACAGGAAAATTAGATTTAACTTCTACAGGAATATCTATATCATCAACAACAAGTTGTTCGCTAGTAACCTCAATATTAGGGGTAATAACTGGTTGCTCATCTCTCAATTTATCCTCAATTGAGGGAATATCAATAGCATCTGGTGTCTGGTCAATGTTAACAGGAACAGTAACTTGCCTAATCCTTATCAATCCTCCTTGTCCATTGGCAGTCATAGTAACAATAATTGCCATGGGACCACGATT